CAAATAAAATTAACATTTCAGGTTTACCAACATCAAGTTCTGGACTTGTATCAGGAGATTTGTGGAGAAATGGCAATGTAATTAACATTGTATAATCTTGAAAAACCACATCAACATTTCTCATATCCTAATCTGCCTTGTTTTCCAAGGAATAGGATATGCTCTGACAAAGAATCCGTTTATCGGTGCTATTACAGGGATATTCTTCTTTCTTGGCAGGGAGATTGCTCAAGCCGAGTATCGGAACATTGAAGCATCTGAAAGCAAGTTGAGGAAAGATATGAGTGTGTTGGGTGGATTGAATCCGAAATACTGGACGCTTAAAGCATTGATTGCAGACTTGACAATTCCTTCGCTACTAGTAATAACAATAGCAATAATCTTACACTATGCCATACACTAAAGAAAAATACGACCTTCCATCTGGATTCACTGATCTGGGTGAGGAGGTAAAACCAATGTCAATGCCAGAAATGGAAATGCCTAAAAGCGATTACCATTACCCATCACTCTATTTTGAGAACGCAGAGGGGCTTAAAAACCTTCCTAAAGAGGGTACTGCTACCATTGTATTCAAAAAGACTATGGAGAAGGATGAGACTACAATGCGCGATGGGAAAGAAACTAAACGTCATTGTGTTGAGTTGTGTATCTGTGGCATTAAACCAAAAGGCGCAAGCAAAATGGAATCTACAGCTAAAAAAGAAGATCCAGAAGATGCTATTGAAATGGGACTAGCTGAAGCTGGTGAATCCGAAGACGAAGAATACGAGAAAGACTAATTATGGCCGATAAAACTATGCCTCCTACAGAAGCACCAACACCAACCACAGACGCTATGCCGGGGGAAATGGCAGCACCAACGCAAGAAATGGCTCCACAAGGAGGTCAAGTTATGGTTGAAATGCCATCTGATGCTTTTGATGCTATTTACGCACTTGTAACGCAACTTGCTAGTGGTCTTGAATCACTCAAGGCTGAAGTTGATGCACAAAAAGGCGCAGAAGCAGGAATGGCTCCAGAAGGCGCAGAAGCTCCAATGCCACCAGAAGGTGCAGGAACTGATGAAGAGTTTCTGAAATCTATTGCAGAACAAGGTTCAGTGCGATAGTATCGCGCCATGTTTGTATCCGAAATCTTCGATGAGTGCGCTGAAATTCTAGGAACTACCGACGAAACAAAGGTATTTCGGAAAATCACGCAAGCCGTTCAGACCCTTATGGAATCTGGACATTGGACTCATGTGACGGCAGAAGTTGATGTTTGCACAGGTTGGGATAAATGCTCATTGGCACTGCCAAGAGGAATTGATATTCCGCTTGCTGTAAATATTGATGGTTCTCCAACCTATTTCAGGAATCGTTTGTTTCAATACCATGTAAACAAGGGTGGAATGTATAATTCCGTGTCTTGGGCATGGGATGATCGTGGATATGTTGCTACATTGATGGATATTATTACTCCATCCCAACTTATTGCAGTTGCAGAAAGCAATAATGATGTTGGAAAAACAATTCGCGTTCTTGGAACTGATCAAAACAACAGGAATCTTCGCGCACAAACATTAAATGGAACTGGAGTTGATGGAATTTTAATTCCAATTCACTCGCAACAAGATTTTCAATATGGAACAATTGCTCCAGATGGAAATACGATTGCAACCAGAGAGGTCGCCATTGATCCAATTAAGGATTTTACTACCACAACTCCACACGGCCTATCATCTGGTCAAGGAATGGCTACTAGGCTCATTTCTGGCACTATTCCAGTTCCTCTTAATAATGGACAAACCTATTACATTGGAGTAATTGACGCATATACCGTTCAATTATTTAGTGATTCACTTAATGCAGAAGCATTGCAATATCCAATCGCATTGCAATCCATTCAAGATTTTGGCTCAATGCAGTTGGAAGACAAACGAACAGCACAAGTTGAAACATCTTTAAAATTCGTTCCTCCATCTCCAACATTTTCGATTGATTCGCCAAATGAGGTTGTATTTCCAGTTCAGTCTCTTCCGGCTCCATTAGAAGCACAAAAGACATACTTCGCTCAACCAATTGATGCAGATCACATCCAGATTTTTCCATCTTTAGTTGATGCTACAAATAACACAAATCCAGTTTATCTGACTGGATCAACAAGTTCTATTAGCGTTGATATTCGCAAGCCAATCACTCCAGAAACAAAACTTGTATTTTCTGTCAAACATTATTTTAATGATGGCGACCAAGTTCAAGCATTTACTAATGGAGGAACACTTCCACAACCACTAATCGCCAATCAAAACTATTTTGTAAATGTAATTGATAGTTTTTCTGTTTCGCTTCATTCAAATCAAGCCGATGCTTTATCTTCCAGTCCAACAAATTTTGTAAATCCAATTCAAATTACAACATCTGGAGCTGGAGCGAATTCACTTGTAAAGTTAATCCAAGCTACGTCAATTACTGGTATTGCAAACCAAATTATAGCGCAAGGATTAAATATTACTCCAGCGTCTGGTTCTGGTGCAACATTCCAAGCTGTTGTTGTTGGTTCTGTAACTGAAGTAAATGTAACGGCAGCAGGAGGTGGATATACAACTGCACCAAACATTACATTTTCTGCACCACCAACGCCACCTATAGGAAGCCCAATTATTCCAAGTACAGCTACTGGATATGCAATCAGAAACACGATCAATAATACAGTTAGTGGAATTGTAATCACAAATGCCGGACTTGGATATTCTACAGCTCCATCACTTACAATTGACCCGCCACCAGCAAATCCACCAATTTCAATTTCAAGTTTAACGTCATCTGGAACAACAGCCACTTGCATAACTGTAAATCCACATGGATTTACTGGTGGAAATGAAATTACAATTGATGGCGCAACTCCAACTGGATACAATGGAACGTATGTTATTAGTTACATTAGTCCAACTTCATTTTCTTACACTTTAAATTCCGCAATTGGATATGATGTTGCAATTACATCAATTACAAGAACAGGAACAATAGCAACTGTAATAACAGCTGCAAATCATGGATTTGCAGATGGTAGAAGTATTTTAATAAGCGGAGCAGTTCCACCTGATTATAATGGACAATTTACAATCAATGTTACTGGAGTAACTACATTTACATATACAGTTACTAGTGGGCTTTTAAGTCCAGCTACTGGGACAATTAAAGTATTTTCATCTCCAGCAACTGGAACAATGACTTGTAAAATTAAAGATGGAAGTCAAGCTGTTGCAAATGCTGTAATCACAACTTCTTTTATATCTCATTATAATTTAATTTCTGGCGGATCTGGATATACCGAAGCACCTCAAGTTAAAATTACTGGTGGGAATGGTTCAGGAGCAACGGCAACGGCAACTATCGCCGCAGGAGCTGTTACAAACTTAAATGTAATAACCACTGGAACAGGGTATTCTTCTCCTGCTTCAGTAGTGGTTAGCATAACTCCATCAACTGGTGTTTTTGTTAATTTTTCTTCAACTGGAGCATTGCCATCACCGCTTATTTCTGGAACTGCATATAGAGCAGAATCTCCAGATATTATTAATAAAACATTTACTGTTGTAAATGCTGACTTCAGTGAAGTAAACGTCACTTCATCTGGAACTGGAACGCTGTACGTTGTTCTTTCGCGTTCATTTGGTATTGATTTTACTAATAATTGGCTAGGCGACTTTACAAGTCTTACAACAGGTCAACAAATTTATTTTGGAACAGATTATATTCTTCCAACAACGACTCCATCTATTGATAACGGAGTAACTCCAAGGTATCTCCGATATATATCAAATACATTAGGTCAAATTTATAATACTCTTTCAAACGCAACCAATCCTCCTTCTACAACTGGATTAATTAACATTGACTCATTTGGGACTGGTCAGACTTATTATGCTCTTAGAACTCAAGTAACACCATCAGTTGATACTAATCTTATTAAGCCAGCAAGTCTTGCATTTCTTACTGAAAATGAAGTTGTTCAATTCAGTACATCTGGAACACTTCCAGCTCCACTTGCGGCTTCTACGGATTACACAATCAGGATTATTGGTGACTCAGTTAGAGTTTACAGTGGATCAAGTCCAATTGTATTAACAAATGCTGGAATTGGACAACTTAGCCTTGACATCATTCGCGATGTAGATGTTCAGCCATCTAAGAAAATTGTTGCTCACTCTTCACTTTACGAAACAGGAACAGAACTTGTTGTAAGAGCTAAATCAGGCGATGTTTTACCTGTTGGACTTATTCAAGGAACTAATTATTATGTTAGACGAATTGATAACAATTCGTTTGAGCTTTATGATACGCTTAATCATGCCACGAACTTGACTTCCACGATTGGTCGCAAAACATACACGACATCTGGAAGTAAAGTCACGTCAACATTCTTCACAGATGCCATTTTTGAGGCTACCTTTATAAAGTCTGTTGCACACATTGAAAAACCACTCACAGATGGTTATGTGAGCCTTTACGCATGGGATTATGGTCGCAGTAATGATATGACTTTAATAGGTCAGTATCATCCAACTGAAGTTAATCCGCAATATCGCAAGATTCGGATTGGTAAACCTTGTGCATGGGCTAGGATTCTATATAAAGTTACGCCACCAAAAGTTTCGTCGCGTTATGACTTTATTCCACTTGAACAAGAACGTGCGATTATTGCTGCGGTTCACGCTGTTGATTTAGAAGATAAAGACTTCGCAGATCAAGCTGTTCGCTACTGGGGAATTGCTTATCAGTACCTTAAAAACCAACAAGAATCTATTGATGGTCACGCAATGACTCCACCTCAGATAAATAATATTACATATGGCGATGGAACTGATGTAGTTATGTGGTAACATGAAATCAGCACAAATCACATCAGGAAGACAAGTAAAAACTTCCGCTGGGTGGTTGCGTGGAGTCAACTCTGTGCGAAATCCTTGGTTATTGCCAGAAGATCAAGTGAAATGGGCCGTTAATGCTCAATTCCGTGGTGGCATAGTTCAAACTAGGCCGGGACAAGCAATGAAGTTATCCCTTCCAGCCGGGAATTTTCAAGGCGGCATTCTTTTTTTAGCAAACAAGCAATATAAATCAGCAGATGGAACTAATCCTTCTGAGATTTTTAATGTAAATGGTGATGGTGTACAAGAGACAGAAATTCCATACATTGTATTTGCTGTAAATGGAAAAGTATATTGGAGTCCATTCCCACTTGTGCAGCCTAAATCATGGGTTCCATACCAACTTTCTGGAGTCTCACTTGATCCAAATGTAAAACAAGTTGTTTTTGCACTTGCAACACAATCAGCAAACATCTCAACTGGTGGTGACGTTTCAATAACACCAGCGCACCGAGTTTTATTTATTCAAGATGGCATTTCTTCTCCTGTTTATTGGGATGGAAGTAATACAACTGGAGTTCAATCATCATCTATTCCAACGGGAACATGGATGGCATATTCTGGGAATCGTTTATGGATTGCAAGCGGAAATATTGTTTTAGCCTCTGATCTTGGAGATCCAACGTCATGGGAAGAACGAACAACTGGAACAGGAAGGGGAGATTTTTCATTTACTCGTCCAGTTACAGCACTTGCTAATTATGTTGGTCAAAATAATGATCAGCGATTGTATGTTTTTACGGATCGTTCAACATATGCACTATCTAGTGGAATTTTAGATAGAACAGCGTGGACAACCACTTCAAATTTTCAAACGATTTTATTTCCAAATGTAGGTTGTATTGCAGGAAAATCAATTTCATTTCAAGCTGGACAAATGTGGTGGTACAGTCAAAGCGGTCTTATTTCTGCTGACGTTGCCGGTAACGCATACTTGTCCTCTCAAGTTCTTTATAAAGACACTGAAATGGTTCGCGCAAAAGCGTACATGGCTGGAAATCAAACAGGGATTTGTGCTACATCGTTTGAAAATTATCTTTTATATAGCATTCCATATCTTGAGCCTTTAAACTCAGCTACAATGGTAATGGATTGGGCTGGAGCATCCGAAATCAATCAACAAAGATCACCAGCTTGGTGCGGAGTTTGGACTGGAACACGTCCTGTGGAATGGACAACTGGAATCATTGGAGGACAACCTCGTTGTTTTCATTTTTCTGTTGATTATTCAGCCACAAGTGATGGGTCTTACATTTCGCTTTGGGAATCTTTTATGCCAACACGCATTGACTCGTATTTGAGTATTAATGCAGATGGTACAACAACTGAACTATTTAATCGCATTTACGCACAAGTTGAAACTGCGCTTTTAGGTGATGGAATGGATTATAAACAATTTGTGTATGCTGAACTTGAGTGTTGCGAGATTGGCGGCACAGTTGACGTTAAAGCGTCCTATAGGGGTTCTAAAGGCAAATATCAATCAATCCTTAACACAAGGCTTCTTGCTGTAACTGAGAACTATCAATGGGAAGATACGCCATTTGCTCCAGAGATTGAAAAACTAGGATTTCTTAATACTCAATATCGCAGATTGATTACGGAATCAACATCTCGAAATGCGGCATCATTAACGTGTGAATCTAATTTAACAACTGACATTGATAAAGGTTTTTCATTACTTGTTGAATGGTGTGGGGAGTTTGGTCTTGAAACAATTCGTATGTTCCAAGATCCTTGGAGCGAAAGATCAACTGGCGTACCTCAAAGTGATGAGAAAAAATCATGCGTCCTTGCTCAAGATGGATCAACATTGACTCTAGAGCTTTTGCCTAATCCATATGAGGCTCCTAGCACCGAGCAAAAGTCATGGTATGCAAAAGTATTTAGAACGGTCACATTACCATGTTCATTGCCTTCAGTAAGGCCATCAATTTCGGCTACTGCATCTGCTTCATTCTTGTCAAGCATTTCTTATATTCATGCTGAAGAGCAAGCAGGAATACTTGCTGAAAATGCAGCTCAAGCGGCAGCAAATCAATATCGGACACAGAATCCTTGTTAATATGCCATCAATCATCGACGCATCTGTAAAAATAACAGAGTTTCCAAACCGATTTGTTAGCCCATTTAGTGATGATCCAGTTGTTCCTCTTTATTCTTCAGTTCCAATTGTTCTTGAAGATAGTTCTTGTCTTCCTTGTGTTGTGTGTGGTAATTTCTCAACTCGAAATAAAGTAATACAACAACAAGCTGAAAGATTCAGCGGTTATCTTCCTAGTGAATTAGGAGGAAATCAAGTAATAGTAGGCACAAATTAATAAATATGAAACCCAAAATAGATTACAAACTTGTCCGCGCTGGAACAAACGAATTCTTAGAATTGGTTGATTTTGCAGAAGAATTTCAACATTCAATTATAGAACATCCAAATGTTAATGTATATGCTCATTATTCTAACGGAAAACTATTTGGATACTCTGACCATGTGTATCTCCCAACGGTTTATCCAGCCTTTCACCCAAAACATACACGTCCACAAGATGTTATTCAAGTAATGAGTGACTGGAGAGCACATACACAACTTTCTGGATCTCCCGGATATATTGGAGTTCCATTAATTAATGATCGTCCTAGCTTTGCTAATGATGTTATGTTAAAATTAGGTTTGACTAAAATGGATAGAGAAGTTTACTCTATGACTAATTTTTAATTATGGGTGGAGCAAAAACAGTCAACGCAAGCAGCTACATTAGCAAACCTGATTCGTCTAGGGACATAGCTATTCTTATGGCTATGCAGCAAGCCCAGATGGGGCAGCAAGCACAACAAGCTGCATTGATGAAAGCTGCGTCTGAGATGCCTCCACAGCAACAGACTTATGATCCAATGCAAGAGTCTAAGCGTCTTGCAGAGATTGGGATGGGTAATATCCAAAGAGCAAGAGAGCTTGAAAAACAAACATCTCCAGCTGCCGCTGCAATGCGTCAAGCTCAAGCTAAAGAATTTGCTGCATTAACTTCTCCAGAAGGAACTAATCAATACATTAATGAATGGGCTAAACGCCAAGGACTTATTCAAGGCTTTGAAACTGGGCTGCAAGATTCAAGTATTGGAAGAGCTGCAACATACGATTCCGCATTAAAAGCAAGGCAAAACTACGAACAACAAAATCTAGCATTGCAACAACAGTTGTTGCAGCAAATGCAAGCCCCAGTTGGTGGAATTGATCCAACATCATCTATTGCTGCACAAGAATCCGTTAAAGGACAAAACTTGCAATCAATGCAAAATTGGCAAAATGCAATGTATGGTAATGTTGGTGGATACAATCAATCTGTAGCTGACCAAATGGCCCAAATTGGAACTGCCTTCCAAAATACACAGCAGACAGCAGAGCAAAATCAGCAAAATTACATGAATGCAATGTTTCAGAATAAAGCTCAAAATGAAGCTGGAAAGAATGCTATGACTGGAGCATATCTTGGAGCTGTTGGCAGTATTGCACAAGGAATTGGATCTGGAGCAATGGCCGGGGCTTCCGCTGGTGGTGGAGCTGGAACTGGAGGATTTGGATCACAATCAGAAATGTTAAAACATACTGCACCCGGAACAACTGGTTCATTTAATGCTGGAATGGGATGGGTTCCCCGTGCTGCTGCTGTATAATTTATGAAACGACCAGATCCAACATTTAGTTTGCAAGGATGGTTGAATCAATCAAAAGTTCAAATGGGAGCTTTGCAGAACCAAGCTGATTCGCTTCGCGCTTTTGCATCACAGGCTCCAGCAATGCAGTCTTTTGATGCCGCTAAAACGTCTCAACAGGCAGCTGAGTTTGGAATGGATAATATCCAAACCTCTAAAGAGTTTGAACGCTTACTTAATCCAGAAACTGCTAAAATGCGTCAAGGATTGGGAGATCGTGTAGCTGAAGCCACTAATCTTGATGCTACAAAAAAATGGATGGATCAATGGTCATTAAAAAGTGGACTTGGAAGTGATAGTCTTATTGGACGTTCCGCTATTTATGACCAAGCGACACAGGAAGGACGACAAGCTAAATTACAGAATTTGCAAATCCAACAAGGGTATTTGTCACAAACTCCAGCTCCTATTGGTGGACTTGATCCAGCATCTATTATTGCCGCAGAACAAGCTGCGAAGGCTCAGAATTTGCAATCAATGCAACAATATCAAGGAAACGTGATGCAGGGATCACAACAATTAAATCAATCGACAACAGATTGGATTAATAGTAACCTTGGTCAGTTGCAAAAACTAAATCAAGTTGATCAACAGAATCAATCTAATTACGAGCAAGCAATGTTGAAGCAAGCACAACAAATGGCACAAAGCGAGAATGCTAAAAAAGGGGCAATGATTAGTACTGGAGGCCAAGTTGCTGGTGCTGCTGCAATGGTTGGTGCGGCAATTCTTATATAAATGGAAAAACTAATAAATAAAACAATAAATAAAATAACAGAATGGAATAAAAGATGGCCTAGAGCAGTAGTTTTTTGGAGTGGAGGAAAAGACTCTACAGCATTGCTTCATCTTATTAAATTTAAAGCGGGAATTGATCTTCCAGTCATTCAATATCGTGAACCAAAAATGCGAGAACGATATGCTTATTCTGACAAGCTAATAAAAGACTGGAAGTTGGAAGTGTACGATTACCCTCCAAATAGAGTTGCAATAGCTGATGGCCCAGACGTTGAAACTGGTGAGTTGCGTTTTGATTTCATAAAATATTACCAATGGGGAAAACAATCTGCCGTTTGCCTTTCTCTAGGAACAGAACGCCCAAAGGATGGAGAAGATTACTTGTGTGGGCTTACAGACCTATTACAACGCCCTACAGGCACTTTTAATTGGCCTTGGGGCGCAGTATACATTGGGACAAAATATTCAGACACAGATTTAATTAAAGGCCATGTACCACTTGCTGTTGATATTCGATATGCTGACGATTCGCCGATGTCGCTTTATCCGCTCAGAGATTGGACTGATAAAGACATTTTTCAATATTTGGAAGAAGAGGGAGTAAAGCCAGATCCAACACGATATATCAAAAACTGGGATACTTGGGGAAACAACAAAGACAAATCACTTAATGCTGACTTTTATCCAGTTTGCTTTAATTGCATTAACAGACATGAAGGAAAATACGTTGATTGTCCTAAATTAAATGCTAAAATATCAAACATTTCTCACCTTGCTCCATACGAGGATTTGGTAAACGAAGACTTAGGTTTTCGTCCTGTTGTATGGAACAAGTAGAGTTTGACTGTAAGTCATGTGGGGCTTGCTGTGCATTTAAATGGTCATGGCCTGTTTTTAAGAGAGATAGATCAGATGCAATAAATATTCCAAATGAAATGGTAAGAACGGACTATCCATTAATGAAAACAGAAAATAATCAGTGTGTTGCGTTAGATGGAAAAGTTGGTGAATCTGTGTGTTGCAAGATATACAATGATAGGCCAAATTCTTGCCGTAAATTTGAACCCGGCAGTGATCTTTGCAAAGAAGCAAGAAAAAAACTTTTGACTTAGTTTTAAACAACCATTACACATTGAATTTAAACATCAAATCCCGTGATTTCACAAAATAAACAAACACTAAAAGGAAAATAATATGGGAGGCAAGAAAAGCGCACCAAAACCAGAACCTAAACCAGCCATTGATCCAATGATGGTTTATTTGCAACAACAACAAGTTCAGCAAGCACAACAGGCCGCAGCTTCTGCTGAAGCTCAACGACAAGCGTTGATGCAATCGCAAATTCAAGCTGGATCTCAAGCTGAACTAGCTGGCGAGCAAGCTGCAAAACAAGGATTGGCAACTGCTGGGTCTATGCAGTCCATTCGTGACGCAAATGCGCTTCAGTCCGCTCAAACTGCTGCATCTACAGCAGGACAACAAGCGACAGGTGGTGGATTTGACGTTAATGTTGCACGTCAGCAGGCTTTAACTAACCTTGGAGCTGGAACATCAATGATTCCACAAACTCCAGCAAATATTGGTGCAATGGGACAACCCAAAGCAGCTAATATATTCTCACTTCCTCAAACATCCGATTTAAAGTTCGGTGGAGCTTAAAACATGGCTATCAGCTATTCTTCCGAGGGTTATAAGGTAACTCCTCAATTCGCCAATCTTGGCGCATTGCAGGGATTGCAACCACTTGATGTAACACGGAAGGCTACATTTGAGCCTCGCCCACTTGCTCCAATCGAGGTTTATTCGTCTCGTCCAGAGCTTGTGGCACAAGGGCTAGCTCAAGGCATTCAGGCTGCTGTTAGTGGTGTTACTGAAGGCATTAAGGCTCATTACTCAGAGAAGAAGGAACTAGCTAAGGAAGAACGTAAGTTTGAACAGCAAATTGAGCTTGAAAAAGAAAAACGTAAAACTGCTGATGCTGATTTTTACGACAAAGAGCTTTTTAAATTTGATGCTCAAAATGCTGGTAAAGCTGATTATCAAGAAAACAGAAACAAAATTGTTTCGATGATTGCAGAAAGAAAAGCATCAGTTCCTAGTGGTGCTTTAAAAAAACAAACATTAGAAGATAAAGCTGAAGATAAAAGCATTATAGACGCTAATAAGCCATTGTCAGAGCAAAACATGAGTATTGATGCTCAAGGCAGAGCTATAACAAATGCTACTCCACTTCCGGGTGAAGGAATTTCAACAGCAAATCAACCACTTCAGGGACGTGAGTATCAACGTGCAATTCAAGAAAAAGAAGCGCAAGAATATGGAACTCCAAAGGAAACTTATGTAGGAGTTGATGATTCTACTATAGCTAAAGATAAAGAATTTTTAGACAACTTGCAATCAGAAGAAGGTCAAATAAAGCCTGTTTTATCTGGGATTGTTCCAGCCGAATCAACTCAACCACCTGTTCAACCAAAAGTTTTGACTGGAATGAAACCTGCTATTGAACAATCAGCTGATAGCAAACCTCCAGAGGTTGACACAAAACAACTTCCCAAACCAGATTATCCTACTGGAAGATTAACCACTCAACAAGCTCAAGAAATAATTAAAAACACACCAACTAATAACCATTGGGAGCTTTCAATTAAGCCGATTGGTGA